TCCTCCCATTTCATTGACAGCTGCATTTGAAATTTTTGAATCAATACTTTGCAAAAAATCATTAGCTTTGTCTGCTGTTGTTCTAGTGTCTGATGCTGCAATTAATTGATCTATATCTTTTAGTTTAGCTTCATCATCACCAGCTTCTTTACGAAGTCGTTCTATTTCGGTTTTAGCTTCATCTGCAGACATATTCATTATGTCTTCAGCCCCAAGCTTGGTCATTAACTTTCTTTTCTGAATCATTTTGGCTAATGTAACTTCGTCTGTACCCATTAACTCTGCTGCTTTCTTTCTTGCAAATAAATTCTTTTCTAGAGTATCACCTTCGCTAGCAATAAATTGATTCATTAACTCTGCTTGTTTAGTAGAGTCGCCACTAATAGTTGCCATTCGGTATTCATTTGTTAAACTTTTACCTTGATTGTCTAATAAACGACGGCCGGTTAGTTGTTGGTATTCCATTTCACTACCAATACTGGATTCTATATTTAACAATGATTGTCCAGTACCATGAAGTTTTTCCATGGATGTACCTAATAATCTGGCTTTCATTGTGGCTACTTCTAATTTGTTTCCAACTCCGCCATATTGCAATTGAAGATCTGCTCCCATACTAGCTATGTCTTGTATAATTTGTTGTTGCTGTTGAACTGCATCTATACCAGTAAAGCCTTCTAGAGCTCTAGACATTTCTTCAATTTCTAATGCTGCTTGTGCTCCGCTTTTTCCGATACCTGCTGCATACAATTCAAAACTATTTGCACTTTCTTCAGTTAACCCAATATTGTTTTGTAGATATGTTTGTGTTTTTAGTAATTCTTTACCAAATTCTAATTTCATTGCTTTACTAGAAGCTATAAATCCACCAGTAATTCCTTTTAACGAAGCAGCATATTTAAATATATTTTTTTCTCCAATCTTGGTCGTTTTAGCAATTTCTCGTAAATTATATGCAAATGTAACAGCCCCTTTACTACTCATTCCAAAAGACTTGTTTAACTCTTTGTTTGATTCTTCAAGAAAATTTTGATTTTTTATTGTTGTTAATACAGATTTATTATATTCTTCCTGATATGCTTGTGCTCTACCTATTCCGGCACTCAATGCTTCAAAGTCTGTAAATCCTGATTTTAACAAATCACCCATATCCGAGAGGACTGTAGATACGCCTGGCAACGTTTTTTTAAATTTGTTAATCTCTAAGCTTAAATCTTTAAATGTCTTGTCTTGCCTGAGCTTTTTGAAATTATTATTCAGATCGTTAAGTCCGCTATTAAAATCATCTAATTTGTTGCCGATTCTAGGCTGACGCTTAAGTTGCTGAATAAGTATATGTGAGTTTAACTTCATCAATGATTCTTTATTATAAATATTCATTAACTACTTTTAGTTGGAGGTCTATAAATTTTTGATTTAGATTTATTTACTTGTTGCTCCATGAGAACCGTTTCTTGCGTACGCATTTGGTTGATGTTAGATACCCATAATTTTCGTATACGTAATGGCATTGTGTATATGTCTTGAAATGACCATCGGCCTTCTCCTGCCCATAATAAATCAAAAAGTTGGTTGTGAAATTGTACTTGATGTTCTGGTTTAAAACCAAAAAAGGTCTGCGTCAAATTGAAACACGGCATTGTGAGTGCTCCCATCTTCACTCACTGCAGTTGTATTATAATCTATACCTGGTGCTGTATCCATAATATATTTTCTTAATTTTCTACTTTCAGATGCACGAAGAGTATATTGTAAGTATTCTTCAATTTCTATAGGTGAAGTGATGTCGTTAACTTGATAAATAACATGCTTTAAAAAAGAAGAATTTAGTTTGTCATTGTCTAGAGTGTCGATATCCCGTACAGATAAATATTTGAATTTAATTATATCTCCGGTAGTTGTAATCTTATAATCAAATAATCCATTGCCATCGTCAATTATAGTAAATGGTTTTGATTTTAATTTAGATAGATCTTGTATAGCAGATATTAACGTATTGTCTTTTGTATCGGTTACCTGTACAGGATATTCAGTACCATATCCTAAAATTCTAGCAGATATTATTGCCCATTCTTTATCACCCGCTACAAAATCATTTGGGTGGATTCCTGGTGTTATAATTAATGCTTCTAATAATTTATCAAAAACAACTCCTTCGTTTATATAACTAGAATTAGAAAGTATATCTTCATCATACGCAGTCATGTGTCGCATTTCTATCTGGCCGTTGCGTAATGGTGATGATTTTTCATACACATTGCCTTGACTAGGTAAATTTATTATGTTTGCGGGAAACTTGCTAGTTTTTTTGTTTTGCTCATATTGCTGTTTTGCTAATTCGATGATTTGTTTATTGTCTAAACGATCAGTAACTTTACTCATATATTATCCTTATTATAACTTTATTATAAATATATGTACATAAAAAAAGTAGGAAATTACTCCTACTTTAATTATATTGTTTTTATTCTATTAGAATTGGAATATTGCATAATCATAACGAAGATTCATTTCAACCATCATTACGTCTTCCGATCCCCAATCTAAACTTCCAAAATTTGAATCTGTAATAAATGCGCCAATTAAATCCCACTGCTCAACTTTTTCACCTAATGGAGAAAGTTGATTTAATGTTAAATTCTTTTTATACATTGACGAATATCCATTTCTACCTGTAACAGATTCATGATGTAATCTAACCCAATCCATTACCGCTTGGGTTGCTGATGGTATAATAGGATCATATAATGTAACACTTATTGCTTGCCATTCAGACTTACCTTTTACATATCGTTTTACATTCATGTGGTCTAATGGAACTTCTCCATTTTGTATTTGTGGTTTAGCTGATGTTTTTATTAAAAATGCTGGTATTCCGTCAATTTCCATAATAAATTGATGAGCCTTTTTTGGTTCCCAGCTATACGCCTGTTTCCAATAATTACTATCTAATCCATAGTCCTCGAATGATGTACCGGGGTTAGCGGTGTTTACACTATCTATCAATGCCATATCGTTTCCTTGTTATTTTAATATAAATATTGCTAACAGTAAAAAAGGTAGAGCCTAAACCCTACCTTTTCATAATAAGTTAATTCTATTCTGGGAAACTTGCTCCAGTTGGTTGAATATTAAAGTCTAATATAATAAACTCTGCTGTTCTTGTTGGTTGCAAAAATATCTGTCCATACATAATATTTCGGTCTATTACATCTGGAGTATTATTTGTCTCATCCATTATAACCCTAAATGCTGATAACCCTTGTTCTGCACTTACTTGTTGCAGATATGGATTAACAATGTTTAAGAATCTGGTTCTAGTTGCTGAATTGTTTTGTTCAAATACTAGGTACCTAGTAGACGATGCGATAAACTTTTTAACTGTGATAAGTAATCGTCGTACGTTTACTCTATCTAATGCACTTGGACGAGATTGTAATGTCTTTTGCCCCCAAACAACAATACCCTCATTAGGGAAGTTTGCTATAGGGTTTACTCGTGATTCGTATAATGTATCTCGATTTGATTGACTTAGATTTTTATATACTCCTACTACACTTGTTAGTCCGCCTCTATTTAATCCAGCTGGTGCATACCATGGTGCCGTAACTGCATCGTTAAATGCTAATACGCCTGGTATAGTAACTGATGGTGGTACCCAAATTGGAACATTTTTAGTAGGATTAACAACTCTAACCCATGGCCAATATGTTGATGTATAATTGCTATCAATAGTAGTTACTTGTTGAACTACTGTATCTATATTGTCAGTTAACGCATTACTATCCATTACATAAAATGTATCTTGTCTGTCTTCTACTAAATTTCTAGCTGCACTAGTTACTAAAGGATGTAAACTATCAATGATACCTGGTGTAATCAACATGTTCATATCATAATAATCAGTATTACCTAATAATGTAAATGCTTTATTATATGCTTTGGTACCTGCTGTGCTTGTTCCGCTACAATCAAATCCAAATGCATTGGTACTTTTTAAATTAGTTCCAGACAATTTTGGTAAATTAGGACGAGCTCCATCGAAGCCACCTTGCATTGGTACCATAAATTTTCTAGTATTAATAGATACATTAGTAGTAAATGTTCCAGCTGTCAATGCACTTTGTAGTGATCCACTATATGCACTTGTTATTGAAGGAAATGCTGCATCTGCATCTTGGTTTACATCGCCTAAATAAAAGTCTGAGTTACTCCCTGTATTAGATCCGCTAGTAGGTAATGGAGATAAATAATTCAAGTTATTTAAGTTAGTATAATCAAATCCTAAATAATTTCTACTATTATATGTTGTTTGTACTTGTGATGTTTTATATGATACTGCAGTTAAATTTTGTGATGCATTAAACATTGGTACCGATGAATTTAAAGCTCGGAATCCAAATGGAATTAATATTTCATCATTTGTAGCTGCCGATACTCCTAAATCTACTTCAACTCGTATAAATTTAGACAAGTTAGGATAATCTCCATTTACTACAACGTCACCTGAGTCAGTTACAGTACTATATCGGTCTCCTATTACGCGTGATATATATCTTGGAGAGTTAGGATCTAAATTAAGATTGGTAAATGATTCTACGATATCTGGAGAACGATCTGTGTCTTCCGATGAATATGGTGAATTTGATATATTATTAGTATTAACTCTTCTTACTTCGACAGCAAATGTCCCAAATCCATTTGGATCGGAAACTTCAGAGGCAGGTCTTACATCTCTAATACCAATTTTAACTTCTTCATTTACAGACGTACCATGTGATAATGTATGAAATTTAATCAAGTTTTTAGCAGTACCACTAATTGTTTGTGATGTAATCCAAGGTGTTGCTGCAGTTTGATAATCTTGTGTAAATTGATAATTTGATGCTGATCCTAATGTAACTGTTACATCGGCCATATTATTAAACAACGTTGAAGCTGCTTTATTTTCATATTGAACATATACCGGATAATCTACCGATTTAGGAGATCTACCAAATATTTTAGTTATATAGCCATTGTCTGATGATTTTATGGATGAAGATATTGACGTTCCTTCTGCAACTAAAAATGCTCCACTAAATCCTGGAATTGATGTATCTGTTGTAAATGATCCAGATATTTTAATTTCAAACGAACCTGATTCATCATTGCCAATAACTGAATCTTCGAAGTAAGCGGCATCGACAACATTTCCTGCGCCCAATACTGCTTGGGTTGGATGAAGCACGTGTGTTACTGTAGTAACTTCTCCAGCTCCCGAACCCGATGTTGCAATTACTGCTAATGCTCCATTTTGTAGATTATATCCATCTTCATACAAAAGACGAGTTACTGTTATTACATTGCCATTTCGTAGATAGTCATTCACTACAAATGGAACATAAGAATCGTCAGTATACGATCCAAATATTTGTTCAAATTCACCATATGATGTGATTTGGGTTGGTACTAGTGCTGGGCCTTTTACTGTTGGTCCTATTACCGCTGCACCTATCTGTGCAACACCGCCAGCTAAAAACGATTGATCTACTTCATTCGTAAATACTCCGGGCGAGACAATTCTTTCTGCCATTATGATACTCCTATAATTATTTTCTTATAAATATGTACTACTTGTATCAAACATCAACTTCTGTGAAAGTTCCGTCTTGAATGTTGATTTCGCCTTCTCCGTATCGTTCTCGCAGTTTAACTATTAGTTCAGATTCTTGTTGTTTTAACGTTTCAATTTGTTGCAATTTATCATGCTCTTCTGCTTCAACTTGATCAAGTCTCATTTTTAAAGCGTGTCGCTCTATTGCAATGTTCCCAAGTATGTTTGCGTTGTCTGCATAACCTTGCTGAAGAGTTTGAATTTGTTCTAAATGTTCTTTGTCCAGTTTTCTAGTTGCCATATTTATAACCTTTCTTTATATTATAGATAACTTAATGCGAATATCCAAATTATCTACACAGTATATGTTATTGTAATTGTATATGTTTTTCCGCCTTCACTTAAAGCAACACCTGTTGCTTGCCAAACATTATCTGAATTAAAAGTGCTTGTGGGGGTACCTTGTATTATTGCATCATCTCCCGATTCTCCGCCTTGTAATGTAAAACCGCCGGGTGATGCTGATAATCTTATATTGTTTAGTGCCACACCGGGGGTGATAGTGTATGATGATAAAGTGAGGAAATTTCCTGTTCCTTTCACTCCGTTGTTTTTGGTCATTGTTGATGAAGGTAAAGCTTTCCCGATAGGTTCCAGTGCCATACTATAAGAGTAGCCTCCCAATTCGTATGCAGATACTATGTGAGTTACTCCACTACCACCACTGTCTGCTTCATATGATATTGTCCAAGTTACTTTTTCTTCTCCAGCAGGTCCATCGTTTCTTGTGTATGAGAATGTTGCTGTGTTTTCACTATTAAATTTTATTCCAGTTGCTAATGTTGTTTCTGTTCCTTCTTTAGAATTGACGGAGTTTAGAATAAACTCTCCTAGAGCTTTTGATGGTAGAAGTTTATAACCTACAGTCTCAAACACTAAAATATCTAATCTATTGCCTAATAGATCATCTACAATTGTTGCTTTCATTTTACCGCTTACTCCACCTTTATCAGTTATAAATGATGGTGTATAAGTTCCAGAATCTGTAATATGGTTTACTGATTTAGGTTTTTCTTGAACAACTTTAATATCTGATAATCGTAGACCTACATTAATTCTAACATCACCCTTGCTAGAAACAAATGGTCTAAAGGTGTAAGTGGTGTTTGTTGTGATGCCAGTCTCTTCATCTACAGATGTAGTCCTTATTTCACAAGGTGCATCTAATGCAATACCAGTAAGCTCGGTTGTAGCATATGGGAATTCTGCTCCAGAGTACGTAGTCTCTCCACCTGGTTCAAGGGGTAGTCTAGCTCGCATTAAAATTGGTAAATCTTTTGCTACACCAAAATAATAATATGTTTTGTCAACCATGAAATTTAATTGTACAACTGATTCGTTTCCAGCTTTATCTTTTCTAGCTTGCCAAAACACAGGTCTTGCAAT